ATTTAGGATTAACATAAATATCTTTGCCACTAAAATGATAACTTCTTTCTATAACTTCTTCATCATATTTTGGGGAATCTAAAACAGCTACAACATTCCAACCTAGAGCATTGTAAAGATTTCGTCTTATAAAATTTGGTCTTTTATCATTAACGCTGAGATATCTTTCTAACCTTGCTTTAGGACTTTCTAATTCAACAAGTTTGAACATATATTAATTTTATACTTCATGGTTATAAAGTTATTGGGAGGCTCACATAACTTTGATCATTGTTATTCTAGGCTCTACCTTTATTTCGTCCAAATTCCTTTCTTTTGTAGTGTCTATAACTAAATCAACTTGTACCCTTTTTCCAGGTCTTAAAACAGCTGGTAAATCATTACTCAATTTTACCCAGTCAGGAAAATCAAAAAATAGGTGAGTAATTGTAAATCTAGATATGTTTTTGATAAAATAAGTAAACTGCGCACTATCTTCTGTAGTAATTATCTGTATTCTTCTTAATGGAACAGATTCCTTTTTCTCATATATTCTAATTACATCAACCATTTTATCTTCCTCTTTCTCCGGCTCTATCAGCTGTAGAATCATTGTCATTTATTCGTTTTTGTTTAGATTGCTGATTTCCAGTAGGAGACCCAGTTTCAGCTTCAGCATCTGCAGCAGTATCTTCCTGAGACTTACCTGGTGCTAAAGAAGCTGTTTGTTTAATCCATTCATTAATTTCCTCTTGTTCTGAATCAGTTAATGCCTCTTTACCAAACACATCTCTAATTTCTGTAGGAGTAAATATTTTAGAACCAGTTAAAATATTGACTACTTTAGCCCTTTCAGTCAAATCTCTGTCCAAAATAAGTTGTGTCTTAATTTTTACTCTTTTAATATCAGCAATCTTAAATGCAGGATGAATTGCTTTGATATGTTTCCACATTAATCTTTCAAGACCATCTGCGCACACTTCTGCCATTTCTTCTGCTCGTAGAGAAACAAAAGTTCCTGAAAATTCAATAGAACTGAATCCCATGGTTTCTCCTCCAGATAATGCTTCTGGAGTTCCTGTTAGAGAAGAAATCTTTCCATCTATTTGATTTATTACTTCATTTGGTCTTTGATAGTTTGTAGATTTTGCTTCTATTATTGCAATTTTTACATCATCAGAAGTAACATAACCTTGATCTGGTTGTTGAGTTCTGATAGAAGCAGAATAAAGATTCATTTCTGCAGTAGCTGCAATCTTAGCGGCTGAAAGTCTCGCAGCAAATGTAGAACCTTGATAATTTTCTGGAGCGAATGCGGCCATGTTTAACATATGGTGTTCTCTTGGAAGTAATTTAGCTCTCCAAATCATATCATTTCTGATAAGATTATGTTTCCATTCAATAAGATAAATTATAGATTTTAATGGAGCATCAGACCAAATACCAAAAGTAGGTCTATTAATTAAATCATCTTTCCAATTGAATCTATTATCAAGAGATATGTGAACTATTTCTTCTTTATCGTACACTATTGGATCATCTTCTGTTTGATCTGCATTTTCTTCGTCTACAACATAGATATTTGCTTGAGTAATTACTTTAGTTGGTTCTGGGTCATCGATTTTACCTTGTTCATCTATGATTGTCATTTGATTAATTGGTAAAGGAGTTAAACCAGTAATAGCACCATCTGCTTCAGCTTCTTCTTCAAATTCTTCATCTAAGAAAGATGTATCAGTTTCTATATGCTCAATTACATCTCCATGCTTTATTAGTGCTTTTGTCCAACTGGCTATTAATTTTTTAAAGTTTAATCTATCATCTAGACTTTCTGCAGTCTTTAACATTTCTTTCTCATCCTCGCTTAAAATTCTTGGTGCTTCTATGTCTGCTTTTTGTGAAATTTCAATTCCTTGATATGCTCTTGATGTCATCTTAGAAAATAATTCGAGAATAGATCTAACTCTATCATCTTTTAAAACAAGTAAATCTGCTTGATCATATTCATTATCTAAAGATGGCCCGGTAGCATCTAGAAAACCGGATGTTCGCTGTATAGGAGTCTGAATTAAAGGCTGTACCGGCTCTGTTGTCAGGGGGTCTGGTTCGTTTGTAAAAAGAGTTGGCATCTTAACGGTTTTAACAGTAGTATCTCTTCCTCTGTTAGAAACCTTAGTCTTAGAAACTTTAGTAGTTCTTTTTACTACTTTCTTAGAAACTTTACGCGAGGCCATATTTATCAGAATGTTTTGTTATATAATAAACCAATCGAAGTCACTTCCCTAATATGACTAGGCGATTTGATCTGTAGTTTATACTAGCAATATCTTCGACATTTATAACTTCAGTAACTTTGGGCTTTTTGAATTTTCTATCTACTCTCCCTTTCATTGGAATATCAAAATCCATGTTTTGCTCTTGTAGAACTTTTAGTTCTTTTCCTTCTTTATCTTGAATATGAGCATACCACATATTTTTTAAAATATCATATCTAATTATTATTTTATCTGCGCCTTCTGGTAAAAGAGATTTATCTCCTTCTGGATTACCACCACAGTCTCCTATAATTTCTACATGACCAGGAGATATTTCTCTGATACTTTTAAGATCTCTTTTTGTAATTACCATTCTTCCATGCCATATACCTTCAAACCAACTATGTGTTGATGTAGGACAATTAACATCAATTGCATTTTCTATTATTAAAGTATCAAAAATAGATTGATTTTCAAGTCTCATTTGTAACATCCATTTATGTTCATCTTGTGGACTTCCATAAGTAAAGCCTATTAGGAGATCTTTCCAATGAAAATGTTTTGGAATAAATGATTGTTCTTTCAAAAATTTTTTAAGAGATTCTTCTGTTTTTATTGCATTAGGATATTCAGTCAGAGTAGTTTCTTCAATTACTAAATCTATTATAAATCCGGGTTCTTTGTTTTGTCCTATTTGCTCTTGAAGTTTTAAAATTGGAAATAATTTTATATTTATATCATAACCTAATTCAGTGGGCAAAGTTATAATACTTCTTTTTAGAGTAGCTTTTGAAAAATCAATAGAAATTTCTTTCACAGAATTTGCCCAACCCGATCATGTATAAATCATTCTAATTATTCAGAATGACTTGTTATATAATATCCCAATAGACCTATCTTTCCTCCGTCTAGGATCCGTTTGTTGTTTTTCTTCATTTCTTCGTATAAATGATGTGATCTGACAAACTGAATCCGCTGCGTCTTTGGATCCTTTAGGAGGATGGTCGATTTTCTTTTCTTTAACATCCACTAACTGTGAAAACTCTGTATATAATTGTTCAAAATTAACAAGCTTAGTTTTTGGAATTTCTTCTCTTAAATCGTCTTTTAATCGTAACCAATCTGCTCTAGTGAGATTATGTTGAAATGCTTCTGTACCATATTCTTGAACTAACGCTACTAGATCACTATGCATGTAAATATCAAAAATATAATATTTTACGTGAAGTCGCTCCAACAAAGGACGTAATACTTTCCCGACTTTATCAGTGTTAATGAGTTCCCCTCGTTTAGCTTTGAAAGAAGTACATCCCTGTATAACGATCCTGAGATCTCTTGTGACGTACCCGATAGAGAGGCCGAAAGTATCGTTTTTAGCCGACGGGTCCGTGGCGATAACGTAATAAGCAGCATCTGGGGCAGATTGTATTTTGACATTGTCGCTGTTAAATACACCTTCTTCTTTGAACCAATTTATATTGTTTTTTGATCTTTGGATTATATATTCCATTAACTTTTCTTCAAAAAATGTTTTTAAGGCTAGACCAGGAGTTGCTCCATACTGTCTTTCATATTCTTCTGGATCTTTTAATTTTTCATCTTTGAGAACTTCTTCTGTTAATTCGGGATTTAATTCCCATGTTGGTTTCCAGACTTTTAGAGTGTTTTCCCATCCTTCTGGGGATTCTTGGGATTGGTAATATCTTGCAGTAAGGAAATCGCCATCGAAACGAACTGATGATATTGCGACGTTAACTCCTTCGTTGAAAGGTATGAAAGTAGAAGTAGATTTTGACAATTCATTATAAACATCTTTTGCGGATCTTCCATTTTCTGTATCGGTGAAATATGAAACTTCGTCTGCTAAAAAGGCTTTGGCAGTACGACCGACGCCAGTCATTGAATTAGAACCAAATGGTTGGAGTACAATATTTTTGTCAAGAAATCTGAGAGATGTATTCACATAATCTATTCTTTGTGACATAAACCATGGAGAGTTTCTAATTAATTCACAACTCCTCCCAAAAATTGTTTCAATTGCCTGTTCTCTTTTTGGAGCTACATTGATAATCTGAATTTCAGAATTTGGAGCCAATTTGTAATATAGTTGAGGACTTTTGAGCATAAATAATCTAAATACTTCATATCCTGAAATTAGAGCTGTAAGTGTAGTTTTTCCAGATCTACGACCTGCTAACATCATTAAATCAGAATAAATTCTCTTTCCTTTTGCATCTACACTATAGAAATCAATTAATATTTTCTTTTGAGAAGGCCATGGTTCACAATTACCTAATGTCGGATGGCACCAGAAAAAAACAGGATCATATGAAGCTCTTAAAATTAAAGCAGATTTTTCAGCAGGTGATAAATTATTCCATAGACCTATATCACAACTAGGGGGAAATTCTTTCTTCATTCAACTTCGCCACCACAAGTCATACAAATATTTGGCTGTCTGGGTCCGGTTGCGATAACTTCGCATTTACATTTTGGCCTAAATTTTTTTGGTGGGTGCATCTAAGTTCACTACTTTCAATATTTTCGGGGCTAGGTTCTGCTTGCAAGCCGGACACATTCCTTCAATTAGCTCCTGTGTCATGTTATTTACCTGTATATTTAACTGTTCTACGCGCATGGTAGAAGATTCACGCAATTCTCCCTGTATCTTTGTAAGTTTCTCAATATTATTTGAGAGAACAGTTTCTAATTTTACAAACGCTGTAACCCATTCTGGTTTCTTTTTATTTTCCCATTCTTTTATAACTTCATCTAAAACTTGTAGAATTCTATCACAACTTGAAATTAATTCATTTGTTTTATTAAAAATTTGTTTTGCTAAAGGAGCAGCATTTACAGAAAGTACGCCTGCTATATCTCTTTTTAAATGCTTTTCTACATGATTTTTAAAACTATATAATGTACATTCTAAAATATTTGCAGCTTCTTTGCCTGTAATGATTTCATTAAGAAAATCTCTCTCAACTTGTTCAACTTTTTCATGTTTGCAAATTTTACAGTTTCTTAATTCGGGAAATTCTTCGTCCATACATTCTAAAAATGATTATATAACCAAATAAACTTTACTATAGTCATTATGACTGAAAATAAAATTCACGATATGGTAGAATTATATTGGAAACATCATGATGGTAGAACTATGTTATCAGTGTGGCCTAGGCAGACAGCAGAAGTATTTCTAAGAAAACACTTAATACCCCAAAAAGAACAGGGTCTACTTGCAGATGTCGGAATCAGAGAACTCGAATGCCTTGAGGCAATTGTCTAAAGATCAGCAAGATTATTGTTATAAAATATTACAGATGCTACATGATATTACAACAGATACACATAATGCAGATTTACTTATGCATCAGGGAAAGTTCTTCAAAGCACTAGATATGGTGAGACAAGCTAATCAATTTGCACAAATAGGTGAATCTGATTTAGCAAAGTTTGTAAAGAGCCTAATAGACAGTAAATTATGGCCCTCCACGGGATAACCAAGAAAAAGAAGAAGAAAAAGAAAAAGAAGTAGATTTATATTTCCTTTAAATACGGTAAATTTATTGAAACTTCAAATGACTCTATGGATAGATCAAGATCTTGAATCTCAGATTAAAAAAACTGCGCAGAATCTTCAAACAAATAGACAAGGAGCAATTAATCACATTTTACAAATGTACTATAAAAAGGATTTACTCATAGATACTGCAGAAATTCTGAGATAATCTAAAGAGCGTACACTATGTATTTGAAGTCAGCATCGTTTTCTGCAGTTACCTTAACATTGGTTGCATCATGTGTTCCTTGAACAATGGTGACGTTTCCTGCGGCGTCTGCATTTATTGATGTGATTTCAGTCCAAACTAAAAGTGGTATTCTTCCATTTCCATCAGCATCTTTCAAACCATGGGCAATACTTTGTTCAGTACCATCGCCTACTGTTTCTGCTGATTTAAAGAAGTCAAGTGCTTTTCCTTCAATTATTACGCCAGAATCTAATAGTTGTTCGATTCTACCGGCTGCGGTTTGTACCATGTTCTATTAAGAAGAATAGATATTAATAAACTTGATGAAGTAGAAAAACATGGCAATAATGACAAAGATAGCATCCCTCTTGATAATAGGGATTTTGCTTGGAGGAGGAATACCGTTCTCAAATGCTGTGGAATTAGAATTAGAAATCATAGATAATAAATGGTTAACCTTCAAAAATCCAACTGTTTGTGTTCACGAATCATTTGATAAAAGCTTTGGTTATAATTATGATGACATATATGAAATAACAAAAAATGCAGTTAAAAAATGGGAAGATATACTAGTTGAAAAATCAGGATCTTCACCAGAAGATTGGAAAATATATGTTATAAAACAACCTGGACTAAATGATCCAAAAATTAAAACTGGACATTATGTTAATTGTGATATTAACATACTTTTAAGGGGTGCTCCTCCGATTTTAAATGATGGAAGATATATTCCTGGATCAACTCAGCATTTTTATGATAATTCTAGAGCTTGGCACGACATTGTAATATATACATGGGAATATCATATTACAGAATCAAATTCTACAAATATAAATTATAAAGCAGAATATACCGACGAAGAAAGTTTAGAAAAAACAATTATACATGAATTGGGTCATTCCTTTGGTTTAAATCATACATTTTTAGATGGTCAAGAGCGAGGTAAAAAATGTGATCAAACACATGCCGATTATTCAATTATGTATGTTTCCGTTGGTTGTACCGGAATAACATCAGAAATAAATGAAATAGATTATACTGCGGTGATTTATAAATTTGGAACAGATGGTTGGAGTGGATATCACAACGCTGATTTTAAAATATTAAAATTTAATAGGTAGTTAAAATTGCTCGAGAAATATATTGTGAAGTTGTATCAAGACCGCCGGTTAATAATGCGCCGCTAAGAGTAATTCTTGCACCTGCTGTAGATTCTGCTAAATCAATATTGTTACCAAGAGCAGTTTTAGTTGTACAAGTAACTGTTACTACTGCAGAAGCACCAGCTCCCGTTTGATCTAAAGTTGCTTCTGTAATTCCTGTTCTTGAGTCATTTGTGATAGAATCTGCTAAATCGGTTGCATCTACAGTATCTGATCCATCTATTGAGAATTCAGTATTATCTGATTTCGCGCCAGCGACTGCTGTATATACTAGGCCATTGACTGTAACTGTATCAGCTGCTAAAACACTAGCTAATGTAATTGTGCCAGTAGCAAAGGCCCCATCTTCGGCATCTCCACAAACAACCATATAAGTAAATCCTTTATCAACAAATTCTTTAACAACAGCATTAGTAGTAGTAGCAATATCAGTTTGAGTATCTATTAATTCCCAATGATCTGCTGTTTCTGTCCAAAAACTATTTCCCGTGGCAGGTACAGATTCATTGAATTTTCTGGTAGCAAAAATTTTTTGGGTGACTGTATTTGTTGTATCATTATTTCTTCCTTCGATAAAAACAGATTTATAATTTTGTGCTACAATTTCTAATAGATGAGTTGGTGCTTCTGGCAATGTTACAGGCCCTTCTGTTAGGTCGCCTGCTGTTGTGATAGATTGATACATTCTAGTAAGAGCAACCCTACCAAAGTCCTTAAATCTTTGAGGCATATTTATTATTCTGAACGTCCGTCTATTAAAGTTAGACGTTTCTTTGTTCTCTATCTTCGAAGGCCTTATCCATTGCCTTTTGAGTTCTCACAAATTGTTCCTTTTCTCTTTGATCTTTAGAAATTTCTGGCAAGTCTTCAAATTGTAATATTTTTGCCGCTTTTGCCGCAATTGCCGCTTTCATTTTACCAATACAACTCTGACATCTGATTACTCCTCTATTTACAAAGATTTCAATTCCAGATGTAAGACAATAATGACACAGTCCAATCATAATAAACCCAAATCTTTCATAGTTCTAAAAAATAAATCATGTTTGATATATGTAAACTCTGCTTTTTGGGCTTCTCCATAATCTCCATTATCCGAAACATATAATTTTGATTTTGGATCTTGTTCATATTTTTCCCAATATCTATTATAACATTCTGTAATATTCAAATATCTCCCAGGAAGTTCATTTTGCATTTGAAACATTGGAGTTCCATCTGGATTTTTTGGATAAAATGGTGATTCTGAAACTACATAAACATCACAAATAGGTGCTACTTTATTTCTAACAATTGTTGGATCTATTGGGCCTGCTATATAACCACTATCAAACCATTCCTTTTCATGTTCTGTGTAATAATCAAGACACTGAAATATTCCATCAGTATCGAAGCACAGTATCACTTCTGGTATCATCATGGATTTCACCGAATTCGATGTTTATAAATGAATCTTCTCCAACAACATCATTTTTTATTAGTCTAAAAACCTTAATCCATTCTTCTTCTGGAACTACGGCCTCAGTATCAATTATCATGTAATACTTCATGCTGTTTTAAGTGAAGAGACATATATTATGTATATCTTCTCCCCACCATTTTACATGCATGAATTCATGATAAATTGGATCTCTATCACAGTAATCCCGTTGATTTAATTGATTTATGTTAATCCATATTTCATAATGATTATCATATTTTTTAATACATGAAACTTGTGTATCAGAACATGGAATATTTCCATCCACAAGTTTAAACTCTATAGGATCAGATAATTCTCCATTTGCTGTCATAATTACCATTGTTATTGTATAAAGAAGTTCGCCGATTTCTATAATATGACTCATACTGTAGTATACACCAACCAGTCACGAATTTGATTACATCCAGGTGCTTCACATGTTTCTCCTACAGGGCAATCTCTAATCGGAGAATATCTAATATATCTATGAGAATAAAATTTTAGATGAGATGAACATATTCTAGTACAGAATCTCAAAAATCTCTAACCTCAACAATAAAATTAAAATTTGTATCTGTTTCTTCTTGCAGACTGATTCTTAGACGTTTTTTTCCTGCTGTTTGTTGTAAGGCATTGATTGCTTGAGCAAATAATTGTAATTTATTATGTTTTCCGTCTTTTGGTATTGAGACATATTCCCAATATTGATCATCAATTTGCATTGGCATTCCCATTCGCACCCATGCATAATCTAAATCTCTACGATGCATTGTATCAAAGAGAAGTTGCATAGTTTGCTTGAGATCATCTAACATAATAATACCAGTAGGCGAAAGTCCGGCTTGCTGCTTTGCTTTGCCTACCAGTGCTAAAATGGAAGCAAGATCTTGTTTTTTAAGTGCGAATGTTTCACCATTACTAGATTCCATCAAAATCATTCCTTTTCATATCAATATAATTGTAACTTTAAAAATTTAGCTTATATATGTTGACTAAATTTGTAAATTTAATCGGCTCTATAATGACATGGACAGCCACATCTAAATGAAGTACAAGAATCAACAGAATTACTTATTAATAGAATTTTGTTACATTCAAAGTGTTTTTTATCTCTACATAAACGAGAAAAAGCATATGCCACATATGGTTTATGTATGATGGGCATGTCCTTCTGTATCTCCTTTATGGTGGTGATGGTGGTCATGGAATATATCAAAGATATTGAATACAACGAAATGTATAACGATTGCTCCAGTAATACCAATAGGCCAGAAGATTGGGTCGCCCTCTAGCGCTAAATACCAACCGCCTAACCATGAATATTCGATAGCATGGTGTCCTAATATCTTTGCTGAATTTAATTTAAATGATTTACGCCAGTCCCATTTCATCTTTCATCCACCTATCATAGAGGATTATTGCAATTGCTGAATCTGTCCAAAACACGTTATTTACTGGAGCAATTATTGTAAGACACATATAATTTTTATTTTTAAGATTTTTTATCTCAGCAGCCATTTTCATAGAAGCATCCGTACCAAATACATATGTTGCTTTTTCGGGATGGTTGAATTTATGTAATTCGGTTACTGGGAAGCCAAATTCTTGAACGGCTTGTTTATCTAGACAAAAAATAACTTCATTTTCTGGTTCCTTTGTGAAAACATCTTGAAGCCGTTGACATGAATATAATTTATGACCAAAATTCTGGCATGTAGAAATATTTCTATTATTTGGCTTTTCAAAGATACAAACTGCCATTATCCTCTTCTCCTTATTCTAAGAGGTCTATGACACTCCGGACAACGTAAATTTTCACCAGAGCGAGATACTCCACAAAATCCACACCATTTATTACCATTTTTGTAAAGATTTTGTATATTAAATTCCATGCTGCCTCACAAATCTGACTAAATATAAATCAAGCCCGGTTCGCGACTCCGGTCCTCCGCCTGACCGCTTTAGCGCGACGGAAATGCTAGCTAACACCAACTTGATAAAAAAACTTGTTTACAGACGATATATGAGCGTTTCCACTCTTCCTTCGCGTCATGAGATCCCTGTAGCTCTGACTCACAATTTTACTTTAGTAGTGTTAGTAATAAATTACCACTTTGTATAATGATGGCAAGGACAATCACGACAAGTATGATGCGCCATATTAAAATGTGAATTATATGCACATTCTTTTGTATGCTTACCGACTTCCTGTCTTATTTCTACAAAATCTTCTGGATTTATTTGAGACCATTTCTTTTCCATTAGTGATGCATTTCTTTTAATTTAATATATAAGTTGTGTTTTTTTTCTTTTAATTTGGGTGTATCATTTATACCCGGTTTTTGTTTACTCTTTACTCTTTCAAGTTCTAAAATTATTCTGGCCTGACGTTTCTTTTCTATCATATATGGTAATATTTCTTTACAAATGAATCTACTATCAAAAGAATTAGCTCTCCATATATAACCATCTTGTACTTTCATAACAAATCCACCCCAATGTTTCTTTAACCATCTTGGGATTTTTGGATATTTCATATGAACATCTATTCTTTCTCTAATATGCCATTTTCTTCTATCATAATATATTCCAATATAACCTTCGCCGTCAATAATACCGGCAGTGTAGGCTTTTTCTACTTCAGATGGCATATTTTACAAAACAAACAATACATTATAAACGATGTGATATCCTTATTAAAGAAATTACATTCAAACTCTGCATGGATGAAGAAATTACTAATTTTGACTCAATGATGTTTGACAAACTAATGAAAGAGTTCGATCTTGTACATTCGAGGTGGATATTTCATTCAGAGGCTCTAACTACTTGTATTATGCAGATGAAACAGATAAAATTCGATATGGACGCTATTAATAGAAAATATAATAAACTTAGGAGTCCTCTATAATGCACTATGGAAGATGTGAAGTATGTAGAGGAGAGATTTTTAGAAAAGATAAGGATCATGAGTGGAAACACGTACATATACATGAATCAGATAAACATCAACCTGCATATACCAAAGGAAGTGGTTTAGTTGTCGAACGACCCAAAGATTAAAGAACATCTTTCCTGGTGTACATATTTGGCTACGCTCGATGGCGGTAATTTCGAAAAACATAAATGTAGATGCAACTGTCATAAGAAACATGAGTAAATGTGGATGTCCTTGTCATACTTTTGGCAAAAAGGACAAAAATTGTGAAGGCTGTACAGAACAACATTGAAAAGAAATTGTTGGCAGTCGAAAGATGTCATACCTTGTAGACATGGTTGGAATATAAGACATTATTTTGTGAAAGGAAATTCTATTTGTGGTAAATGGGTTACAGATTTAAGACATTCTGGAGGTTTAGATAATAGAAAACCTAGATTTTCAAATAAAAATTCTTGGAAAAAGAGAGATTGTCCAATATGTACACGCGGATGGTTAGAGTTATATGCTAGTTTCAAAAAAATAGATAGTAGGATATTCCCATGACAATACCTGAATTAATGGATCATTACTTGACGAAAGTTCTTGATGTTCTTACAGATAAGGGATATTCTAAACAGCAACATGATATTGTTTGGAAAGATTTTGGATTATGGGTCGATAAAGTAATAGATTTAACGTCGCAGACGACCATAACTAAAGAAACAATGGAAGCAATGCGAAAATATAACTTGAAGAAACTTGAAAATTAGAAAATTAAATCCTGGAGATTCCAGAGGTTGTATTGCAGAAGCAGGAGAATTACAGTTTAGTAGATGGGATTTGAAAACTACATACACTATTAGCATGAGAGAAAAAGGATCAGAAAATGTAGGAGACGTTGCTAGTAGATTTGAAATAATGCCAATCGATACAGAATTAATTGATTGGTCTGATAAAGAATATCTCGATTGGATAGCAATTCATGATTCACATAGAGATAAAAAAGGAAATCATACTTATTGTAAAGAATGTGGAGCAGTTGGAAATATAGTCAGAAACAAAGACGGTTCATATTTTAAATTAAATGATGGTACAATTAATATGTACTAAAGAGTAGTTCTTATTTTGTCTTTAGGGACTTCTGGATAATATTCAATTTCTATTTTTACAAGAGTTCTTTTATCTGCTTGCATATCTCGTGTCATTTTAAAAGCTTTTACAAGATTAGGATTCTCTTTTAGTAAAATACCAAGAAAATCTTTTCTAAGTTTCTTCCATTCTTCTATAAATGCGTCTCTGTCCACTGGATCGATATAAGCAGAACCCCCTGTATAAGTGATTGCACCTGGATATGCTACAGTTGTCGCTCCTGTATAATCAGGAATATCTATAGTTGTGGTTCCTGTTATTGTTGATGCTGTTGCAGAATTATCTATCGCCGACATTTTAACTCCTTGTTTAGGATTTTCATATCGTAACCCTCTATAAAACCATTTAGAGTTTGTAAAACCGGTTCATCGTCCCAAAGCATTTCACTAAAAGAGCAATTGTCGTCCTTATAATCTAATATTCGTTTCCATGTTTGTTCAATGACATCAATTTCATGTCTACATGTCCGCGCAGCCTCTAAAACCCCGAGAAGAGAATAATATTCTGCTAAAGTGATCCTTTCTTTAGGATCTTTAGTTTTATCGCGCACATAAAATTGTAAATTTTGCCTAATATAAATGAAAAAAAATGGTGTTTGCAACGAGACATTGTACATCTCATTACTATTTTGCCTTTCAGGTTTCTGGTCTCTACCACTTCGTGGCTATGACCTCTTTTTTTGTAGCGTTTCAGTCGCAGTGTCACATGCTGACCCCAAGAGCCTCGCCTGCTATGCACGCTAATTCTTCCGTTCATCAAGTACTGTACAAAGCAAATATATGTGATGAGTTGAACCTATTAAATCTATGGAGACTCTAAAAGAGCGAATGTTAGAAGCTCACAAATTTTGGACAACGGTAAAAGGCGAAGATGTTGTCTCAGGACAGCGTGATTTTCCAAATTGCGGAAAATATACTCATTGCTGCGATGAAGGTTGGAGTGAGAAAATAGAGAGAGTTTTAGAGGTACCAGAAAAACTAGTAAGTTATAATGTAGTTACAGAACGTCAAGCAATAAGAGAACCAAAAAAAGTAAAACCACCAGAGGGTTTTGAAAATATTCCGGAGGATTTGAAATATGGTAAAAATAAATATTGATGAAATTGGATTATATGAAGAAGATAAATATTATCGGGTTTTTGTAAAATATGGTACTCATACAATGCATACTGAGAAGTTAAATCTAGAAACTGCTGCATTTTTATTATCAGATTTATTGGTGGAGAAAAAAGATGTCAAATGATGAACAGGTTGATAGAGCATTAGAAGATGTTATTAACGAAATTTCAAAAATTAGAAATATAAAGCGTTGTTTAAAGAGATGGGTTAAGTTTCAGCCAGAAGACGATTGGGCGCAGGCAGCGATTGTTGGATATGAAAATCAATTTAAGAATTTAAACATATTAAAGATGAAATTGGAAACTCTATTTGGTGTATCAGATTGAAAGCATTATACAGTGCAATACTTTTTTTCGCTATTCTTTGTACCGCATTTATAATTTTTGATTATCTTGTACAATATGTAGATGGATCACATCAAGCCAGTCCCTATTTAACAATACAAGAAAAATGCAAAGAAGTGACATCTTATCTCTCACATGAATGGGAATGGGGTCATGTTAATGGGGAATTAGATAAAGTTAACAAATATGATGTAGAAAAATATTATACTAAAGGTTGTGAAAAAGGATTATTAATAGAAATATTAGAAGAAGAAAAGAAACAAACTAAATTATTGGAACAGCAGAACTGTCTCTTAGCATATACTTCCCAAAAACATACTTATGGCGCCCACAGATATAGTTTTGATATGTTAGAAGAAGCGTGTGGAAAATTATTGGGAGTTAGTAAAAGACTTTGAGACATAGATTTCACTTTGAACCGGTAGATATAGAAAACGATGTCGATTTTCATTGGACTAAGAAAAAATGGAAGATGATACAAGAATACTGTTATGATGTTTGGGGAGTTATTATTCCAGATTTTTCTAAACTTGTAACAATAGATGATGATGGTTTTGCAATAAAGAAGAAAAAGAAATGAAAGTAGAATGTGAAATTTGTGGAATAATGTGTTTTGATAATTGTAAAGATGAACTTAAAGAAATGGAAGAACATAGACAAAATTCATCATATCATAAAAATTTAGTTAAACAAATATTTCAAGACCGTGAGATAGTAGAAAAATTAAAACATGAATTATTTCGTAATATAAGAGGTATAAGTAAATTTGGAGATTCGCCATTAAAAGAACTTGTAGAATTAAAAATGGGTGGTGCTTATAATGAAAAGCAGAAATGTATAGGAAGAATAACATTACTTCAAAAAATATTAGAGAAAAAGAAATG